AAAGTTAACAACATTAACATTATTCGTACTATTAACATCGTCTTCAAATTGAATAAAATCTACTTGTGTTAATACATTTGCTGGAACATTATCGGTAATACCATTTCCTATAGTATATTTAACAGTTAATGTAGTATTGGCAGGTACTTGTCCATATGTTCGAGTATATAAAAAATTAGATGGATCAATATCAACATCAATTGATTTACGAAATCCAGACAACCCATTTCCAACATTGTCTGGATTTGGTATTATTTCTTCATCATTATTATCCGAAATACCACTTCCAAATTGTAATTCTAATAAATTATCACTACGTAATCTTGTTATAAATCTTTTAGCTGATTTACGAAGTTTTAATAAACTAGGAGCAGAGCTTCGAAATGGAGATAACTCTGGATCATTTTCTGCTAAATTAGGAACGGATTCAAATACTGTGTCTTGTGCTAAATATGGAACCATATACCAATTATCTCCGTCTGACTCTTCAACAGAAATAATATCAATAATATTTCTATCTGGTAATACAACTTTATCATAAGCAATTGGTGTACCAAATGTAAATGTAGTAGTTTTTACCGCACCCGACACCGATCTTACTTTTTTCTTTAATAAATAATATATTGGTTGTTTAGTGGCATCATCCGTTTCATATATAGTTACATCGGTTGGACTACTACTTGATGAATACGCAAAATCTATAGAATCTAATGTTCTAAAAACAGCCGGTCCATTTTCTTGTTTTATTTGAAATCCAGGTTTTATTGTTAATGCATAATTAAAATCAGGAGATACAGTATCACCACTTCCAATCGATGGTACCAATTGATATACATCCATATTAACATATGCTGGAATAGAATTTTTAGGAGTATATCCTAACTCGGTAGCAATATCAAATATATTATTTCGTTCAGATGCTTGTTCTAATAATGATTCTTTAAGATTATTATCAGCATAATAAGATAAAACGTCTCCCACATAAGAAGCCATTTCCATAAATAGCATACCCGGCGATGATTCATTAAAGTCAGAATATGAATTTGGAAAATATTGTTTCGTAAAGTCTATAAGATTTTTTCTAAATTGTCCAAAATCTTTATTAATATATGTTATTTCTTTTTTTACTTCCATGAGTTTATTCTATAGTTAATTGAGACGAATCTTCATTAGCAAAAATAACTATACTGTCGGTATCAAATTCATTAACACTGTATTTTAAAGTTATTTTTATAATGTGTATTAAAGTAGGATCGTCTTGTACGTCTAATATTTCTAAATTTTCTATACGTATATATGGCAACCAAAAAGAAATAGCAGAAGTAATTTCTGTATTAATTAATTCTTTAGTTTCTGGAGTACTCGGTTGAAATACAACTGATAATAAATTTGTTCCAAAATTCGGATGATTGTAACGTTCTCCTAATCTTGTTAGTAACAAATTTCTAATATTTGCTTTAGCTTGATTATTTGAAGTATATAATGTTTTAAAAATTCCTGGATTACCAAAAGACATATCTATACCTAATCCAATATCTGAATTAGTAGTATTATCGTCAATGGTTTGAATCCGATATGCCATTACTTACCTTTCTTTTTGTCTATAGCTTTCATTAGCCCTCGATAATCACGATTCATAACATCTAAAATTAGCGGATCTACTTTCATGTTTTTACCAGTTTCAGGATCTTCCATTATTTGTGGTGCTGCATTATTTCGCATCATTCCAAATCCTTGGGCATCATTCGCAGTAAATGACATATCTTCTTTCATTAAATCTGCGTATGCAGGAACGCCCATTTCCCGTAAACCATCTGTCTCATTTAATACGTCGGCAAATTTATTGCGTGTATACATGGTAGATTTACGTTTTTTTGGTTTAGACACGCCCCCATTATTAACTGGTTGCGTTGTTTCTGTTTGTAATTCTGTAACTGTGGATTGTAATCCTTCGCGAAGAATATCTGCTAATTCTTCTTTAATAACTTCACGTACGGCTGTTTTAAGTGCTTGTACAAGTGCTTTAGATTCCATATGTATTCTTTTTTAATATAAATATAAGTATTAATAATTTAGCCCGGTTCCCCAATCAGTATCTGTGAGTTTTGGTCCATATAATGTCTTTGTCGTCTGATCTATATAATAGTCGCCAACATTTCCTAGATCAATATTAGGAGTGCCACTATTATTAATGTCTTTGTTAATTATAGATTTACTTGGAGCTTCAATTATATTTTCTAGTAAATTTTTTTGACGTTCTAATAAATCATTAACAATTTGTTCCCTATTTTCTGAATCCAAGTCAGATACATTAATAGACCGATAAAATTCAGAATTTATACTGTCTTGATATTGTGACGTATTAATTTTTGATATATCTAAGTTTCTATCCAGTAAATCTTGAGTTGAATTATTTTCTAATTCTGTTTTCACGTCATTTATTATAGACTCTTGCGTTTTACTATTAACTTCAAAGAGCTCATTTTGGCAAACTGAACTTAATGAATTAATAGCTGGGCCTAACTTCGATGATACTAAATCCAATTGGCTTGTTATTTTATTTACAATAACTCCAACTAATATTAATGCTCCACCAATCGAAGCAATAGTTTCATTTTGTATAGTAATCGTTTGTCCAACAGCTGGGGGAGCTGGTACGAATAATAACAATTGTATAGATAAAACAATGCCGGCAATTGATACTACTACTTTTGCAATCGTAAGTATAGATGAAAATGTATTAATTACCGATAATATATTATCTATAGTTTCTTTAATTTTAGCTAACAATGATTTTGCTTGTTTTACGCGAGGGTCATCACATTTAATATTTTTAGAAAATGATGTTATTGTTTGTAGTAATTCATTAACCTTTTGCATTAAAAAATTAATTAACTTATCCAACGCTGCTTGAACAGCAACGATCGCTATCGGAACAAGTTTTGGTAACTGGTCGTATGGAGGAGCCAATGCCATTTTATGTTTTCCTTATTTTGTATTTTGTACTATTTAATGATTGTATTTTTTGTATTGCCTGTATACCTTCTAACGTAGCATTAGGAATACCCATAACACCCGAAACAGTTGTGCCTGCTAAAACTGCATTTGCTAAATGCATTAAAATTTCTTCTAATACAGTACCATGTGGTATAGGCTGATCTGCATCGTCTCCACCGATTAATACATCGCCTGGAGTATTCAATATAACTGCCTCGTTGGCATCAATAACAGCGGCTTCTGTCTTTGCTCGTAATATTACTCGATCTGCTACTCCTACAAACTGTGAACCTTGGGATATTCCATATGTAGTCAATGGCTGCGAAAGTTTTAAAGTATTTAATGTTTGTGTACTTGTCAAATATAATGAAGAATTATCCTTACTAACGTCTTCGGTAACAAATTGTTTATCTGTTTTATACGGTCTTCCATTCGAAATAATCAGTATAGGATCTCCATTTTTATTACCAGACCATGTTCCTGTTACTGAATAATCATTTTGGTAATCTATTGTACTTCCGAATCGTATACTATTTCCATATCTACCTTCAATTGTTAAATCACCTCTATATGGTTGTAATGGCGATACATCTCTTGGTGTATATTTACTATCTTGTATAATATCGTCGACGAGTGTGGGTAATATATTAGTATTAACGTTAGACGGTATAGCAATTGGATACATATAATACCATTGCGGATATGATTCTGTTGGAGTACTTTCGTGATTAATTGTTTGAAAAACTAAAACCGATTCTCCAGTAATTGGAATTTGTTTTATATTTGAATTAAATGGTTTTACATTTTGTATATATTGCGGCCTGCCGGCTACTGTATAAGCAACGTCTATCGCAAATAACATATCAGCTGATGATATTTCAGTTTCTTCTCCATTATTACGTTTACCAGGCGGATATATAACTCCAGTTTTATTTCGTTTATATGTGTCACCTGGACTACGTTTATCGGTAACTTCAGCTACATATGTAACAATATCAAATAATCCATCATGATTCATGATTATCCTTTAACTTTGTTTTAACGTGTTCGATTTTTTGTTTAATCTCTTGATCTTCCTGTTCAATTTTTTCTATCTCATCTTCGAGTTCATGAGTCAACGTTGTTTGTGCTATGTCAATCAATTGTTGTTTTTCAGCATCTGACAGCAATGAATCGGTGCCTGATATAGTCTGACTTGTTGATATATATCGTTGCACTATAGCAGTTAATTTTACCAAATGATCGTCATTTTTAACGGCTACGTCTAAGTATTCTTTTATAAGTGGTACTATGATAGTAGCATCAGACGCATTACGTATAAGTGGTTGGAGTTGAGATATAAGTTGATTTATCTGTCTATCTTTCTTTTTTGAATTATGATAAACATCATGCATTAAATCAGCAAAACTGGTTCCTTTGAATATTTCTTCATTCTTGTCCATAACTTGCTCCTTTAATAATAAATATCAAAAGGGCAATTTTATGAAATTTTTATTAGTATATTCTTGAAACTTTTCTTCATATAAATGTTTTAAAATTTTAACAACCCGTGTTATATTTGAAGTAGGAAGGCCTGTTCGTTCTCTTATAAAGATATATAACGCTTTTTTATTATAATCTTCAATATTAATACGTGTTTCGAAAAGATGCAATACTGAATCTGCAACGTGTATATCTGTCTGGCTTGTAAATATTGTGTTTAAATTATCATAACAATAGTCTACAAATTCATCCATAAAATATTTCATAACTTCTCGCATATCATCATTATGCATTTCAGTAGTAATATTTCTTTGTTCATCTATATCAATTGGCTGTCTATTTTGTTTAACTTTAACATATGCTTTTTGATTTTCTGCAATCAAATAATTAAATGTAGTTCTAGTATAATATGAATATGACTTACCGGCATTTGGTTTAAACTTTTCTAAACGAGCAGTTAAATATGTAACTATGTCTGTTTGTAAATCCTGAAATGAACATTTCTGTAATACATATGTAGGTTTTACTTTGTTAATTAAATTTTCGGTAAGCTTCATGAATGGCGGATATATAAATCGCCTATATATACGTTCTCGTTGTACTGTACTTTCTGATTTATTATAAGCACAAATTGCTACATCTTGCAATCGTGTGTAATATGCATTACTCTTCTTCTTTTTCCTCGGCATCAAATTCCTCTTTAAGTTGTTCTATTACTTGTTGTAACTTGTTAAACGTTGTTCCTGCTTCATCATCTTTCTTAAATGCACCTAACCGATCAATATTTTGCATTGCTTCATAAGATTGTTTAATTTGCATGTACATGTATTCATTAGTTTGTGACACCGATTCATAATATTCTTCCTGGTCTGCTAAAACGCCTGCTAATACATATGCACGATAAGCAAAATATGCAGTAGTACCTAAAAACAATACACTTAATA